CTGGTGGTTATAGGATTAATGAGCTTGGTGTTTTTCGTAATGGTATTCGTTTAGTAGATGGTAATGATTATACTGCACGAGACGGTGCATCTGTTACTTTACTGACTCCTGCTACTGAAGGGGATGTTCTTGCGTTTCATGTATTTGATTCCTTTAATATTGCTAATGCGATTGTTCCTAATGAGTCTAGTCAGACAATAGCCGGTGCATTAACTGTTACTGGTGATTTAACTGCTAGTAGTGATGTTATTGGTGTTAGCACTAGATTTACTGGAGCTATCGGTATTGAATCTGGTGGAACTGCCATTGGTCAAGGTGTTACAACCTTGAATTTTGTCGGATCTGGCAATACTTTTGCTTATGATGCTTCTAGCAATACTGTTGATATTACTATCTCTGGTAGTGGTGGAGGTGGCGGTGGTTTAGGAACTGCTATCAATTATGCTGATGGAGAAACTTCTACTCCATTCAGTTATATTGGTAATTCAGTTAAAGTAACTGAGAATTTGGCAATTAACACCTCTAATGCTGGTGGTAATGAATCTTATGTTGTTAGTGTCATTCCAAATGTGGAAATAACATCTGGTATTGCAGTCACTGTTGGTACTGGTAAGACAATGATTATTGACGTACTTCAAATCGGGGATCTCTAATGGGAAGTTTAATTGTTAGAACTATTAAGGGATTATCTGATAATGGTAATATTCTTGAAGATGGGATGTATGTTACAGGTGTCTCCACTTTTACTGGTAATGTAACTGTTGGGGGAACTCTTACTTATGACGATGTAACTAATATTGATTCTGTTGGAATGGTAACTGCCCAAGGAGGCATTAATGTAAGTGCTGGTAATGTTAAAGTAACTGCTGGTATTGTAACTGTTGGTGGTGGGGTAACTATATCATCCGACTTTATACATCTCACTGATAATTCTAAGATTCAGTTGGGTATTGCATCTGATCTAGAAATTTATCATGATGGAAGTAATTCGATAATTAATGATGCTGGTACCGGTAATTTAAGATTATCAACAGGTGGAACTGCTAAAGTAGAGGTTATTAGTACAGGTGCTAGTGTATATGGTGCATTAAAACTACAAAATGGTCTTTTGAGAGAGAATGTTAATAGAAATACGAGTGCTGCTGCTAATGCTGCTACTGCACTCAATTTAGATAATGGAATGGTTCATTGGTTTACAACTAATTTAGGTGCTGCCAATGTTAAAATGAATGTTGTTTCCGGTGCTGGAATTAATACTGATCTGGCAATTGGAGATATGATAAGTGTTACTATTATGACTGCAGTGAATAGCACTAGTAACTTTATTGAACAAGTTAGAGTTGATGGTGTAGAAGCATCTGCAGGAGTAACAACATATTGGACAGGAGGTAGTGCTCCCACGAATGGTGGAGGTAGTGGTGTAGATACATATGCATTTAATATCGTTAAAACTGCTAGTGCAAGATACGATATGATTGCGAATCAGGTGAAAGGTTCGTAAGGAGGGTTTCTTATGTTTGGTAATTGGTGGCATAAAAAAGAAAAACCGTTGCCTGGTATGATGGGTTTTGGTGGTGGTGCCACGGGTCTTTCTCAAACGGGTCCCCAGGCATTTTCCGCTTCAGGTGGCGATGTTATAACATCTCCTTATCCTGATGGTGGAAGTACATATAAAGCTCATGTCTTTACTAGTTCAGGATCTTTTGTTGTTACCGGAGAGCCACATGCTGTTCAGTATCTTGTAGTTGGTGGCGGTGGTGGTGCTGGTAGTTATTATTCCGGAGGCGGTGGCGGCGGAGGATTTCGTTCAAGTCTTCCTGGGATAGCTCCTGGTGGACCTGGAACGTCAGTAGAAACGGCACTTACTTTAGGTTCAGGAACTTATACAGTCACTGTTGGGGCTGGTGGTGCTGGTGGTTCTTTTGTTCCAACTCAGGGAGGTACTGCTAGTAGAGGAGCTAGTGGAGGTAATTCTGTTTTTGCAACTATAACTTCACAAGGAGGTGGGGGATCGGGTAATAATTCTCCAACAGGATCAACTGCGCCTGGTTATAATGGTGGATCTGGTGGAGGTGCTTCTTCGATTGCTGGATCTTCTACCAAAGGGGATGCTGGTTACGAAAGACAAACGACTGGTACAGGATCACCTACTCCGGTTCAAGGATTTCCAGGTGGTGCTGGTGGACCTTGGCCTGGTGGTGGATATTCTTCTACTGGTGGTGGAGGTGCTGGTGGTGCTGGTGGTGCAGCAGATGGAACTCCTCCTGGAGGTGGTCCAGGTGGAATAGGAAAAGCTATTCCAACTACAATTTTTGGTCCTACTACTCCTTCTTATGGTGCTCCTGGACCTAGTGCTGGACGATGGTTTGCTGGTGGTGGAGGAGGTTCTTCCTATAACTTCCCAGGTGCTGCAGCCCAAGATGGAGCAGGTGGTGGTCCTGGTGGTCCATATGCTGGTGGAGGAGATGGTGGTAGAGCACCTGCAACTCCAACGAGACAGAGTGAAGCTGGTCTAGATAATACTGGTGGAGGAGCTGGAGGAACTGCTCCTGCGGCTCCTTGGAAGACTCCGAAAGCAGGTGGTCCCGGAATTGTCATAGTTCGTTATACGGTTTAATTATAAATAACTAAAAAAAAGATACTATGTCCAAGCTCCAAGTTGATACCATATATGCAAAGGATGCGTTGAATGCGCCGGATTTTCCTGCAGGTGCTACTGTAACTGGTGTAGTGACTGCTACTTCTTTTTCCGGTTCTGGTGCAAACTTAACTAATCTTCCTGGACAGGTTGATTTGTGGACTAAAACGGCAGCTGGTATTAATACAGTATCATCCGTTGGAATTGGAACTACTAACCCCGTATCTGATTTAACAGTAGGTCCTGTTGGAACATCTGGAACTAGTCTATTTGTTCATGGGGATGTAAGAGTAGTAGGTGTAGTGACTGCTACCTCATTTTATGGTGATGGTAGTACTTTGACTAATGCCGGTATCACTGCGGGTAAGTCAGTAGGTCTTGCTGCATTTTTTGCATGATAAATACATTCACGGAGATTTTTTAAACCATGGCTGCACCAAATATCCTAAGTGCCACCTCAATATACGGTAAAACAACTGGTGCGGCACTTGACACCACAACTACTACTTCGTTGTTAGCAAATGGGAGTGGTAGTAATAAACTTTTAAAGATTAATTCCATCATTGTAGCCAATGTGGATGGAAGTTCTTCTGCTGATGTAACAATATCTTGGTATAATGGAAGTGCTGATAGACATTTAGCGAAAACAGTTGCAGTTCCTGCTGATACTACTTTGGTTGTTTTAGGTAAAAATACACCCATATATTTGGAAGAGAATCACTCAATTCGAGGCGGGGCTAGTGCAAATAGTGATTTAGAAGTCGTCATTTCATATGACGAATTAGACGATGCATAATCGGAGGATCTGAAAAATGGGCAGAGGATTTTTTGCTAATAAATTTGGAGATACTCAACCTGCGACTGCTGATCAAGCAGATCAAGGTGGGGTACTTAGTATGGATGATATATACTACTCTAAACAAGAAGGTGGGTATGCTGGTGATATAGAAGCTACTGGAGGAACAGTAAGTAATTACACAATGGATGGTACTTATTATAAAGTACATACATTTTCCCATCCTAATTCAGATAATTTTGTAGTTAGTGCTTGTCCTCAAACTGCAACCGCAGAATTTTTTGTGGTTGCTGGTGGTGGATGTGGTGCTAATGGTTCTACTCACCCTACTCATACAGATGGAGGAGGAGGTGCTGGTGGATTAAGAACTAATATATTTGCGGGTCCTGAAAATCCGATGAGAGCCCCTCAATCTGCTTCAGCAGGTATTACTACTATTACTGATTCTTTCCCTATTAGTGCTCAAACATATCCTATAACAGTTGGAGGAGGTGCAGCAGGTGCAACTGGTTATATTCAAGACGTTAACGGAGAAGGTTCGTTTATTTCTTCACCAACTGTTGTAGGACTTGTAACTGCAATGGGTGGAGGCGGCGGTGCTTATTGCTGCGGACAACCTGGTGATCATGGTGGTTGTGGTGGTGGTGCTACAGGTGGAGGATCTCCACCATATCCAGGAGGAGAAGGTAAGGATGCGATTGATCCATTATCTCCTAAATGGCAAGGATACGATGGTGGTAGCGCAGGAACTCAACCTAATGCTGGTGGAGGCGGTGGTGCTGGGTCAGTTGGTAATACTCCTGGTAATGGAGAAGGTGGTTATGGAATTAATAGTACAGTCTTAGGCGGACCTACTTCCCCTGCAATTTATTGTACTGGTGGTGATAGAACTAATACATCAACTCCAACTCCTGATAGGAGTCCTACAAATATTGGTGCTGGTGGTCATGCTGGTGCTAGAAGTCCTTCAACAGTTCCTTCTGGATCTGGTAATAAGGGAATAATTATTATTCGTTATCCTGTGGGTGGTCCATAAGAGTTGACACTCTAAAAACTATCCTATATAATAAACTTGAATACATTATAGGTTTATGGCATATCAGAGTATATGGTATTTTACTGATCTTCCTGAGAAGGTTATAGATCTGATAGAAGAAGATTTAACAGAAAAATTTGATCCTCAAATGCAGGACTCCAGGTTACATGGAGATTCATTAAATAAAGAGAAAAGAAATTCCCAAAATGCATGGATTCCAACTACTCATTGGGTAGGTGGATTTATGTGGCATTATATTCAGAGAGCAAATAGAGAGAATTTTCTTTATGATTTAAGATGCATTGATGGTGAGAGTATGCAATATACTCGGTATAAAGAAGGGCAATTTTATAATTGGCATAATGATGCTGGATTAGCAACACAATATAAACCTGTATCAGTAGGTAATCGGGCAGAAGGATTAGCACAAGATTTTGTAAATGAAAATGTAGAATTAATAAGAAAATTATCATTCGCAATGCAACTTTCTGATCCTGATGATTATGAAGGTGGAAATGTTCAATTTATTGATGAAGCAGGAAATCAATATATTGCTCCTCGCAAGAGGGGATGTATAATATTGTTTGACTCAAGAACACAGCATAGAGTTCTTCCTGTAAAGAAGGGAACTCGTAAGTCTATCGTTGGATGGACGGTTGGACCACGCTGGAAGTAGGAGGTTATTATGGCAGAAAGACAGACCGAACAGTCGGTGATGATTCAGGAGAAAATAAACAGTGGAACTGCATGGACACGCAATGATAAGTTTGAAAAGGATGGATATCTTAAGGTAGAAAATTTATGGGATGCAGAAGAACTTTATCATCCTCTTCCAGAATTACGGGGACAATTAAATTATTTTGATGATAATCCAGAGAATTTTAGTCATAATCCACTTGAACAACAAGTAGAAGGTTCAGTTGCTCGTTATTGGCATCCACAGTATCGTAGGATTCATAGTGGTGTTCGGAAAAAATTAGAGATAATTCTGGGCCGGAAACTTTATAATACCTATTACTATGATAGGTTTTATTTTCCTGGGCAAGAATTAACTAAACATGCAGATAGAGATGCATGTGAAATATCTGTTACTATGCACGTTAGTACTAATCTTCCGGATAACTTAAAAGAATGGGAAATAAAGATTAAAACTCCCGATACCTACACTGATAAAAAGAAAACTGCTGTATTAGTTCCTGGTGAAGAAAGATCACTAGTATTAAATTCTGGTGATGGAATGATATATAAAGGATGTGAACGTCCTCATTGGAGGGATCCAATGCCTGGTATTACTAAGGAAGAATTGTCTAAAAAGAAGAAAAAGTGGTTTAGTAATAAAGATAATCCAGAAGAGTATTATTATCATCAAATATTCTTTCATTATGTTCTACAGGATGGTCAAAGAGCTCATTGTGCATGGGATAGAGCCAGATGAAGGCACCTCTTTTTGAATTTCCTTCTTATCAGTATGAGGTAAGTGATTGGAAGTTTAAGAAGAAAAGTCTTCTTAATCGTATTAATAAGAGTAAGTTTATACGCACCGAACTCCAACCTTTTGAGACCGATAGACAAACATGTGGTAAATCATATGTTAGATATTTTGAAACTCTTTTGGTTTCAGAACTTTCTGAGTTTTGTCAAGAGGCACAAGTCACATGTTCCATGACTGATGCATGGAGTGTTAAATATCAAAAAGGAGATCACCAAACTGTTCATAATCATCGGGGATGGGGATTCTCTGGAATATTATATGTGGAGTATGATCCAAAAGTTCATACTCCTACTTGTTTTGTAGCACCGTGGCAAGATCCTGCAACTGATACTACTTCTCTTGCATTTCCAGAAAATATAAAAGAAGGAACACTTTTTATTGCTCCTTCATGGGCATTACATTTTGTTCATCCCAACCATACAAGAAAGCAGAGAACTGTTGTGGTGTTTGATTTATTACCAGATCTTCCAGAACATCAAGCGATAAATAGTGAATAGATAAATAACTAGAAAGAATCTAGTAATGACAAGAGCCAGAGAATTAGCCGATTTAGGCAATCCTAATGCTATTACGGTAGGGGTTAGTAGTTTTGTTGGTATTGGAAGTGAGACTCCTGGTGCTCAATTAGATGTAGGTAAGGGAGATCTAATTGTTGGTGCTGCTATTACTTTAGGTGGACCCAGTGGTATTATAAGTGCTACAACATTTAGTGGTAATTTATCCGGTAATTTATCTGGATCAGTTACTGCTACAGATACTACAGCTTCAACATCTAAAACTACAGGTGCATTGATTGTATCTGGTGGTGTTGGTATTGCAAAGAGTTTGTTTGTTGGAGAAGGGATATCTGTTGGTGGAACAATAACTTATGATGATGTAACTAATATAGATTCTGTTGGTTTTGTAACAGCAGGAAAGGGATTTAGAGCTACTTCTGGTGGTATTATTGTAACTGCTGGTGTTTCTACATTTTCAAATCATATAATAGTAGGAACAGGACTTTCTATTGCTGGTGTTACGACATCGCATAAGGCACGATTGGGTGTAGTAGGTGCATCAGGAACTAGTCTTCATGTTCATGGAGATGCAAGAATTACTGGTGTTATAACTGCTACTAAGTTTTTAGGAAATGGTTCAGAATTAACTGGTGTAGTTTCCGGTATTGAAGTTAAGTCTTCTGGAACTTCAGTTGGAACATCTTTAACTGCACTTAATTTCAGTGGTGCAACAGTAAGCACAGGGTCTGCAGGTATTACAACTGTTACTATTGCTGCTGCAGGATTAGAAACTAGTTCTTATTCTGTTCCTACTGCAGGTCTTACTACATATTTGAAACTAAGTGATGCACAAGAACATAAATTAACTGCATCGGGTATAACTACTATTACTTGTTATGGTGGAACAGAAGGAGATAGTCATACTCTTAGAATTATTAATTCGGGAATAACAACGATTGGATTTAGCACATATTTTTATTGGCCATCAGGATCTGCTCCTGTGATGCCTACGGCATCAGGTACTATTAGTTTGATTTCATTTACTATTAATCGAGTTGGTACTTCAGGAACGCAATTACTTGCTGGTGCCTCATTAAACTTTAGTTGAGGATAGATAAATGGCAGTAGTAATTCCTCAGGTAGTCACGGAAGTTAGTGCTTCAGGTGCTCAGGTTATTGATGGTAGTTTAGATCTTGATGGTGCTCAACAACAGTACTTAAGTAGAGATCCTTCTACTGCTGGTAATCAAATGACCTTTACTTATGCGGGATGGTTTGAAAGATCGGATTTTGGTAATGAAGTTATATTATTTGGTGCAGATGAGGATAATACTAATGTACACAATTGGTGTGTGTTGAGGATAGAAGCAACTCCTCAAATGACTTTTATTAATAATAATTCAAATAGTACAGGAGTTACTCTAAAAACATCACAATATTTTCGTGATACTGGTTGGTATCATGTAGTGCTTGCTGTTGATACTACAGACGGAACTTCTTCTAATCGAGTTAAACTTTATATAAATGGTGAACAGGTAAAAGATTTTGCTACTTCAACTTATCCTGCTCAGAATTATCAAACTCAAATAAATTCTACTAATTATCAGTGGGTTGGAAGAGAAGCAAGAGGATATTATTACCGAGGAAAGATGTCTCAGGTATATCTGATTGATGGAAAACAACTTGAACCAACAGAATTTGGATATACAGACCCATTGACAAATACATGGAGACCTAAGAAGTTTGAATCTCCTACAAGTCCTAATAATGGTAAGACTTGGAGTAGTGGAATAACTGGAACTTCTGGTGGAGCTTCTGTTACTGTAACGACTCCAGCAAACGCATTTGATTATTCTGTCAGTACGAAAGCTACATTTACTCATTCGGCAGGAGATGACTCCATCATAACTTTTACCCCTCCTGGAGGTAGTATATCTGGATCAACTTTTAGAATATATTGTTATCAACCACAAGGAACGTCTTCTGCTAACCAATATTTAAGTATTAATGGTGGTTCGTATGTTATTGATTCAGGTAATTGGGCTGGAGTATCTGCGAATAATGATGGATGGAGCACAGCTCAGACTATTCCAGGAGGAACGCTTACAAGTATTGCACTTAAACTTACTTATGGTGGTGCATCAAGTCAATATATAAATGCTATTGAAGTTGACGGAGAACTGCTTATTGACGATTTAGATAATTCAAATGGTTTTGGCCACAATGGTTTCTACCTCCCAATGGATGGAAACACACCGGTTGGTGAAGATCAATCAGGAAATGTAAATAATTATACTCCATATAATTTGGGTGCTGGTACTGTTTCTATGGATAAGGCTACTGGAGCTTTTCCTACTCTTAATACTATAAATGGTGGAACAATTGCTACTCCTGGTGTAAGAGGGCAAGTAAGTATTGGAGTAACGGTAGCACCGAAAACTGGTGGTGGTAATGCATATTATTTTGATGGTGTAGAAGCTCCTTCTTTGGAACAATATCGGGGACAGACTATAACTTTTGATCAACAAGATTCAACAAATAATAATCATCCACTTAAAATTGCTACTGCTGCTGATGCTTCAGGAAGTACTCAATATAATAATGGAGTTTTAATTGGTGGTACACCTGGTATTACCACTTATTATGGTGTAGATTTTAATGGAAGCTCTAATAGAATGAGAATTCCTCATTCAAGTGAAGAATTTAAATTACAATCAGATTTTACAGTAGAAGGATGGGTATATTTGGATGCTTTTGTTTCTGATGGTGCGGTATTTAGTTTTTGGGATTCAGGATCTACTAATAATAGAAATCTTATAATTGGACCTAATGCTAGTGGAAGTAATAAATGGACATTCATCTATAATTCTTCAGGAAGTGGCGGTTGGACTACTGTTGCTAATCCTGATGCTTGGACGGGGAAATGGACTCATCTTGCTTATTCTTATGATTATAGTGCAACAACTCATAGAGCATTTGTAGATGGAGTGTTAGTAGGAACGAATTCAGCTGCTGCAATTTATAATGCTACACAATCACCTTTCATTATAGGATGCAATACTTATACTAATAGTGGATTCTTTAATGGTAAGATAACTAACGTTAGATTTTCTAACAATATTAGATATACTGATACTTTCCAACCCCAAGTAGAACCTTTTGCTACTGATGGAAATACTGTATTCTTAGGATGTTTAAGTGGTACTTCTGTAACTACTGCTGTTACTACTCCAAGTACCCCAGAAACTAGTGATGCTCCTTCAGTTTGGAAAGTAGATAATTTATATCACCCATCTACTAAAATAACAATTCCTAATGATGCACCGAATACTTTATATTATTATTGCGGTAATCATTCTGGAATGGGTGGATCTATTGGAGTTAGTACAGATTTACATATAGCAGATCCTCATGCATCAAAATGTGTTGTAGCTCTTCCTCTTGCTGGTGTTAGTGAAGATGTAAGTGCATCAGTTGCATGTACTTCTATTCCAAAGAAAGTAACTGATGAAGGAAATGCGGCTTCCACAACGCTAAGTGCTCCTTTTTATGGTTCTTCTTATGATTTCGATGGAAGTGGTGATCATATAGCAGTTACTTCACCTGTTGGATTTGGTACGGTATTCTGCCAGGAAGCCTGGATATATCATGAAGGGGGTGGAGATTATATTCTTACATCATCTAGTGCATCTGGAAGTGCAAGTAACTACTCTTATATCGAATCTCAAACAGCTGGAGAGCTTAGAATTAAATCGGATCCTGGAGCTTCTGCTGATACTCCTGCTAAATTTTATTCAGAAGATCAATGGTTTCATGTAGCTCATACTTCTGATGGAACCACTGGAAAACTATATGTTAATGGTCAGTTATCTCCCAATACTTATAGTGCTAATGGATGGACTCCAGGTAAGTTTCAGTTTTTAAGACTTGCTGGTGGAGGAGGATTTGGAGGTGATTATACGGGACAAATAAGTGATTATAGATGTTATGTGGGAACTACCAAGTATACTGGGAATTTCAATCCTCCAGCAATCAAGGCAGATATACTTCCAAATACTTCATCAGGTGTAGCATATAGTTCAGAACTTACGAAAGTAATTGATGGTTCTGTTGTTTTTGATGCGAGTGGTGATTACTTGTCTGGATCATCAACTGATACATTTGTTTCTGATGCGAAATATACAATTGACGGATTCATTTATTTGAATAGTGCTCCATCAAGTGGTGCAACAGCTGTTATTTTTGATACTGGAAGTGGTGGAAGTGATCCTGAATTAAATGTGTATAATAATAGTGGTAATGTTCAACTATATGAGTCACTTTCCAATAATACTAACTGGGATGCTGGTGCTCCATATATGAAAGTTGGGAGATGGTATTACTTCAAACAGACTGTAAATGGAACATCAGCAACAGATTCGTCAGCAATTCATAAACTTTATATTGACGGTAAAGTTGGAGTTTCAAATACAATTAATTTAAGTTCAAGAAGTGGAGCTTCAGTATTTTCAATTGGTGCTAGGACAAACGCTTCTTTGCTATTAGATGGATATATATCAAATTTGAGATACAGAAGTGTTGTTGACGATTCATCCGTTGTTCCCACATCACCACTGACTAATGTAATCAATTCAGGAACAGCTGCTACAAAACTTTTATGTTGTCAGTCATCAGCTTCTGCAACCATTGCTGCTGTAACTCCCGAAAGTCTTACCGCAAACGGAGACGCAGCAGCAACCAACTTCAACCCATTCAACACTGATATCACCACAGTTCTTGGAGAGGAGACTGATTACTGCACCATGAATCCACTTACTAATGCTCATGGTGTGACTTTAAGTGACGGAAACTTAAAATGTACTTGGCCTTCTGATGGTGATGGTGAGGCAGTTGCTGGGACAATAGCAATACCAATGGGTGTTGCTGGAAAATTCTATTGGGAATTAGATATAACAGCAGGAACTGGTGGTGGACTAGATTTTGGTATTGTAAGAAGTGACCAAATGAGTTGGATGGATGGATCAACATCTAATAGAGTATACAACGACCCAGAGTTTGCAGGGTTACTGGGAAATAGTGGCGCATTTAGAAATAAAACAGGGACTGACTCAGATGTAAGTAGTTACTTAAGTTCTATTTCAAATGGTAGTTCCCAGACATTCATGGTGTGTGTTGATGCCTTTAAAGGTAAAATGTGGATTGGCAGAAACGGAGTGTGGGGTAATAATGGAGGCAGGGGGAATCCTGCTTTGGGAAGAAATCCAGGGACATCTAACTTATATAAAGACACCATATACTCATATTTGCCAATCCAAATGGGTGCAAGCGATAGTGGTACATCCACTACTGTTTGGAATTTTGGACAAAAACCCTTCAAATATACACCACCAGAAGGATTCCAACCATTATGTCTTGCAAACTTAGAATCTCCTGCGTTGGTAAGACCTGACACTGCTGTTGGGATTGTAACTTATACAGGAACAATTACAGATACTTCAATTCAACCGATATCTGATGTCCCCTTCCAACCAGATATGACTTGGATAAAAAGAAGAGATGGAACTAATTCCTCTCAACTTGTAGACTCTGTAAGAGGTGCTGGTAAATGGTTGGAATCTAGTGGCAATGCTGCTGAACAATCAAGTAATACAAATGGAGTATTAACTACATTTAATTTAAATGGATTCAACTTAACAGGTGGATCTACTAATGCCAATTTATGTTGTGAAGATGGCTTTACTTATGTTTCTTGGAACTGGAAAGCAGGTGGAAATAATAATACATTTAATGTTGATGATGTAGGTTATGCAAGTGCTGCTGCGGCAGGATTAAATGGTGGAACCATTACTCCTACAGGTGCTTCTGTTGGAACCAAGCAGGGATTTAGTATAATAGGATACACCGGAACAGGATCTGCTGGTACGTTGTCTCACGGACTCTCACAAGCACCTGGTCTAATTATCATGAAAGGAAGGAATTTTACCGACGACTGGCGCGTTTATCACAGTTATTTGGATAGTAGTGAACCAGAAGATTATTACCTAATTTTGCAGTCCACTAATGGAAAATCTGCCGATCAAGGTGCGTCGTTTATGAACGACACTGCACCTACAAACACAGTATTTTCTTTAGGAACAGATAGTGCCATTAACGGCAGTTCAAGAACTATGATCGCATATTGTTGGCACGATGTCCCTGGCCTGCAGAAATTTGGAAAATATGAGGGTAATGGTTCTGCTAGTGATGGTGTATTCGTGTATCTAGGATTTAGACCTGCTTTGCTTATTACGAAGAAAATCTCTAGTACATCAAATTGGATTATGTGGGATAAAGAAAGGAGCCCTTATAATGTTGCTAATAATTATCTTTATGCGAACTCTACTGATGCCCAGGATACTGATGGAATTAAGGGTGTTGATTTCTTATCAAATGGATTTAAAATGTATAATAACTATACAGATGCTAATAATGATGATTCAGACTACATTTATATGGCATGGGCTGACTCACCATTCCATAACCTGTATGGAGGAGAGGCAAACGCCCGATAGTGTAGTCTCACTATAACTATAAATAACTAAAAAGATATTGGATAATGGCGATTACCAATGCAAGTAGATTAGCTGATTTTGGTTCTGGAATAGGTACTGGTGGTGCTATTCTCCAAGTTGACAATGCAAATAAAGAAGTTGGTATAGGAACTACTAATCCTAATGCAACTCTCACAGTTAATTATGCAGGAGTAGCAGGAACTTCTCTGTTTGTTCATGGTGATGCCAATATTACTGGCACCACAACTGTTACTACTTTAAGTGCTACTACAGTAAATGCTACTACTATTACTGGTGATGGTTCTGACTTAACTGGAATCAGTGCTGGATTGGGAACAGCTTTAAGTCAAACTTCAGGCAATCCTCTTAATTTAATATTTAAGACACCTAAAGTATTGCCGGTTGCTGCAGGTACAACTGTTAGAGTTACATCTGATTCTACTTCTGGTAATATAGCATTTATGAGAGAAAGTGAGATTAATGTAGGTAGTGGAGCGACACTTACTATAGGTAGTGGAACTACATTAGTAACGAATATTCTTTCTGTTTTTTGATATATAACATATAAAAAAGGAACTAAAATGTCTGAACTTAGAGTAAATAAAATAGTTAATCAAGCAGGTACAGGTGCTTCACAATTAACATTTGGTGCAGAAGTTCCTGTAGGATATGGAATTACCGGTGCTGGTGGTCTGAATGTTTCTGGAGTTTCTACCATTACTTCTGATATAAATGTGGGTGTTAGTACAGCGGCTGGAGTAGTATTAAAATCTGCTGATGGAACTAGGTATAGAATAATTGTTGCAAATAACGGAACTCTTAGTTCTGTGGCCCTTTAAATGAATAAATAACCTATAGAAAAGGAACTTAGAAGAAAATGTCTCAAATTAGAGTAGATGGTGTAGTTAATGAAGCAGGAACTGGATCCGTTGAGTTGACTCAAGGTGCATCTGTTCCTAGTGGAAAGACAGTTGCGGGTGCTGGTGGTCTAAACATTACTGGTGTTAGCACAATAACCCAATTTGGCGCAGGATTTACTGTTGCTGGAGATGTTACTCTAACGGGCGATTTAACAGTTAATGGTGATACTACAACTATTAGTGCAACCAATTTAGATGTAGAAGATAAACTAGTTGGTATTGCATCTACTTCTGCACCGACTAGCACAACTGCTGATGGTGCTGGTATTACCATTTATGGTGGTACAACTAATGCTTCAAATAGAACAGGAAATAAAACAATTACATGGGAAAAGGACACTGGGTGTTTTGAGTATAGTGAGCCTAATAAGTTTAAGGGTGTAATTGAGACAATAGGAACTGCATCTACCTTCATGGCAGGTACTCAAGTTGTTATGGAGTTGGATGTAGCAAATACAACTACATTTACTCAATCTATGGAGAATATTACCAGGCAAGGTGGTATTGGTATTGTTTCCTTTAAGAATTTACCGACAGATGCGGGAGTAAAGAATTTAACAACAGCAACAGTTATCTTTACGCAAAAATCTACTCAAGCATCCATTGCGGTAGGGTATAATACAATGCCTCAGTGTGGTATTGGTACTTCTTGTATTGTAACTGGATGGGAGAATGGTGCTAAGATTGCAGGTATTGTAACAAGTGCATTGGCCGGTTCTGCGAGTACAGTTACTCTTTCTAGTACTGCAAGCGATCAGGACATTGTATCATTTGCTGTTTATTATGATGGAACCACTAATACTGATATTGATGCTTATAAGGTATATGCTACGAAGAATGGTGGTTTTAGACAAGGTAACTTCCAACAATAAGAGGAGGTAATTAAAATGTTTGGTGCTAATTGGTGGCATAAAAAAGAATCACCTCTTTTTACCGGAAATCATTTTGGATTTGGGGTAAATAAGGATGCGGAGGATGATGGGTCTCCGACCTTTTTTAGTGGAAGTGGTGGAGAGGTTACAGATGGTGTAACTCCTGGGAATGGATATAAGTATCATTATTGGAAAACTCCTGGTACTTTCTCCGTTGGTGGAAATTTCAGTGCTACAACAAAACAAGTTGATGTTCTTTGTGTAGCTAGTGGTGGACAAGGAGGAAACCGTGCAGGTGGTGGCGGTGGTGCAGGTGGTGTTGCCCTCGCAAGTGGAACAACCTGGATACCAGTAACAACAGCAGGAACAGATATAAACATTACTGTAGGAGCTGCACCTCCTCCTAATGCCAGTCCTCAACCAGAAGGAAATAAGCAGGATGGTAATGATTCTCTCTTTGGTTCAGGAGCACCAACATATCAAGTTGAAGCAGCTGGCGGTGGTGCTGGTGGTGCTGACTCTCCTGGTAACTCTGGTGGATCGGGTGGTGGAAAGATGTATGATGAAGGTAGTGCTGGATCAGGAACCCAACCCACTAAAAATCCTAGTATGCCCTGGGTAACTAATTATGGTCATAATGGATCAAAAGGACATAATGGTCCTAACTGGAACTCTGGTGCTGGTGGTGGAGCGAGTGGTAATGCTGCTGACGGCAGCTCTAGCGCTAGAGGTTCAGCAGGTAATAGTCAGAATTTCCCAGACTTTGATATTCCTTTGTATATGCCAGCTCCTGATCCTTATAGACCAGGTATAAATCCACTTCCTGGATACCATTATGGTGGCGGCGGCGGTGCTGGTGCTTATGGTCCTCCATTTTCTCCTCAAAATCACTCTACCAGTGCTAATAATGGTGGTGGCGGCACAGGAGCTCCTAGCATTGGTGACGGAACTCCTGGAGTTAATGGACTTGGTGGTGGTGGAGGAGGTGCTTGTGGAGGTACTCCTGGCCCAGGTCCTGCTGGTGGTCATGGTGGTGCTGGTATCGTAGTACTTAGGTATCAAGTATAATATTTTTTTCTACAAACCAGAGATAATTAATTTTCGAGTTTTTAAAAGTTTTAATTGCATCTTGTGGAGATTCTACTAATGGATCTCCTGCAAGATTAAAACTTGTATTTAATAAAACAGAACAACCTGTAAGTTTTTTAAATTCCTTTAGTAAGTTGTAAAGATGAGGAATTGAGTTATTTACAGTTTGAATTCTACATGTACTATCAACATGGGTAATTCCTGGTATTGAATCAGTTAATACTGGGAAGGATATAGTCATGTTTGGAGATTTAGTGAGATGGTACATCTCAAAATATTCTTTTGCATCTTCTTCTAATACACAACCAGCAAAGGGACGATACCATTCTCTTTGTTTGATTTGATTTATTATATTTTTAGCATCAGGATTTCGTGGATCAAAAAGTATAGAACGATTTCCAAGAGCTCTGGGACCACATTCTGCTTGCTCGTTAAAAATAGCAACGCTTTGTTGGTCTACAAGTAGTTTGGCAATATCTTTAAGAGATGCCCTTTTTCCTTTTATTTGTTTGAGATTATGGGGAATATGGTTAAAGAATGTATGGGAAGGAAGTTTGGGTATAGTGCCAACCTCATTTTTATGAGCATAAATGGCAGATCCTAAACTGATGGATGAATCATCTGCTATTGGTTCAAAATAAAATTCTACTTCTGGTAGATTTTTAATAAGATGGTGATTAGTAACAACATTTAAACCATAACCACCTGTAACACATACCTTTTTAATATTCGTTTTTTCTACATATTTTTTGACGAGTCTTAATACTTCTTCTTGAGTTTGTTTTTGAACCTGAAAAGCATAGTCGGCATAAAATTTATAATTTCCTTCTGGTATTTTTGTAGTTTCATTTCCATAATGTTCTTTTAATAGAACTGTTTCATGATTATTGGCATTATGCCTCATAAAAAGATGACTATCAGCAATACCATTGTAAAATAAATTGACATGTTCTTTATCTTCACCGTATGAGGATAATCCCATTACCTTACCATTGTTTAAAACATTTTCTCCTATTAAAGTAGTGGCACTCTCATATACTTGAGTGATTCCTAGAGTACTGTCACATCTTACATCACATCGTGGATTGTTTTTAATATACTTTTTAAGGTGATCAATAATTTCTTTATCAAAATCTATTTTACCTATTTGAGGAACTATAAAATTCTTATAGATTGAGTTTATTTCATAGTTTTGGTTAATCTTAAAAATAGTTTCTGTCTCTGCATAGTGTTTGCATCGGGTTCCATTTCTATCTACTACAAGAACAAGTGATTCATCGAATTTACTATTATAGTATGCATAATATGCATGGCACAAATGATGATCCCATTCCATATGAATGATTTCACAATCAAATTGCTTTCTTAAAATAGATTCAAGATAATCTCTGTGAAAAGGATCTGGTGCAAGAGTTGAGTTTAATATTACTAAATCTATCTTAAAATCATTCTTTATGATATAATCAAGTGATTTAGTCCATCCTTTGTCATGTTTAAAACCAGAAAGTCTTTCTTCTTTTGAAAAGTATTTTAGTTTACCTTCACTAATAAAAGTGACACTAGCATCATGAGATGTTATAATAGATAATATATTCATTCATCTATTTCTATACATTATAATTATATCACATGAAAATGATTAATGAAAGATTGCGGGTTGCGGAATATGAATATCCTTTAGCATCTAAATTAAATCCAGAACTCCATCAAATTATTCTTGGGTTACCTGATGCTCAACAAAGGAGGGTGTCATTAAAAGCAAAGATGACTGAATGGAGAACTGAGAATAAGAAGTTTGATATTGTTAAGGAGTTTGTAAAGAAGTTTATAATAAGAGACTTTTCTAATGGAGAAGTTATTTGTTCTGAATGTTGGGCAGCACTTTATAATAAAGGGGATCATACTGATATTCATAACCATGAACCATCATTTTTTTCTTTTGTTTATTATGTTAATACTCCAAAAGGATCCTCCCCTTTAATTTTTGATACTTCTGGCTACAAGATAAAACCCATATCAGGTAGATTGGTTATTTTTGATTCTAAATTGAATCATCGAGTTCCAACTAATAGATGTGATGGAAGGAGTGTCATATCAGGAAATTTCATTTATAAGCAATTGCGGGGAGTTCATGGTGATCTTAGTAGTGTGACAGTTTAAGAAGTGTTATACTAATTTCCCATCATCCCTCATGAGGGTTTATACTATAAGAGTTCGTGAATGATTAATGAGCAAAGACATGACTGGCAAGGAGAAATTACTCTTTCTTGCTTCTTTTGTTTGGGTAATGCATTGGGGTGTTCGTTTAACCCTCGCAGCATTTACTACTCTTGAATTAAATTATTTCTAATGTATTATCTGAGCTACTCTGGATACAACTATAGTAAGCGAAGGTGTGAACGGATCGTGGATTGGTTCGTGAATAGATACCTTCCTCGCCATAAGTTGATTATCAATGTTGACCACAGAGGACTTTTGCGTGAAGGTGTCTTTGGGTGGATGTGGGCTGCTGATTGTGATTATAGACCTCGTGACTTTGAGATCGAGATCCATAATCGTATGGATGAAGAACACTACACCAAGACTCTCCTGCATGAATTGTGGCACCTCTATCAGCATGTTAAGGGTGCTCTTAGGGATAAGCATGGAAAGCGTTTATGGAAGGGTATAGATCACTCTGAGACTGATTATGAGGATCAACCCTGGGAACAACAAGCACATCAAATGGAAGATGTTCTTTATGAAGAGTATCTCACCAATCTATCTAATTAATTATGACATCTTCAACCAAAATCAAAACTGAGTTTATTTGTGTTAAACCACGTTCATCTGTAGCTAAAGACAGGTTTGAGAATGATATGAGTCTCTTACATTCGTGTAAGGTAGTTAAACGTGAATATGGTAAAGTATTTCTTGAATCTATTTCAGGTCGTTATGCTTTTGAGATGTTTGAAGGAGGTGATGACCATTGGGAAATTATTACTTGATTAAATATAAAAGATATGTAATAATACTATCATGATGCAACTTTTATTTGCTATTGCTGCTCTTACTTGCGTGGAAGCACAAAAGTTAATAGAGAGCGTCAATGATTCCCGTATGGATGAAAAAGAAGAAATAATCAAAGTAATTAAAATGAACACCCAAGATGAGTGCCATGAAAGACCAGAACACAATTCGTGAAGAAGAAACACAAGATCAAAAATGGAATCGTGGATTGGATCTTTACATAGAATCAGTCCAGAAACCTGATAATGTTCTTCGTGCTTGTGCTCACAATCAGAAGTGTTTTAATGAGTTAATGGAAGTAAGAGAGCATGTATTAGAGTATGTTAGGACATTAAGAAGATCAGTTTAATGCAACAACCTATATTATTCGCAACTCCTTTGTGGACGTTTAAAAACCCATTACCTAAAGGAGCATATGATTGGGCATTAAAATATAAAAAAGAGAATCCTGAATCGGTAGTCATATCCAATAGAGGAGGGTATCAAAGTAAACAGCAAGGAATTGATGTTTGCCCATATAAGGATCATTTAGAATTTATTTTACACCAATTCCAACCATTTCGTGAATTTGTTATAGATGGTTGGTGGTTAAATGTTAATATGAAAGGGGATTATAATTTACCTCATACTCATGGTGATGCTGATTTAGCTGCAATATGGTATATAACTGATAATGAAGGATTATTATATTTTCAAGATCCTTTAATTACAAGTAGGATTGTTTTATATTCTACAATATTATCTGAGTGGAATGATAGACCTAATAAAAGTATAAAATGTAGTGCAGGAGATTTGTTAGTATTCCCTTCCGATGTTCCTCATCGTGTAGAGGAGCATCAGTTAGATTCTCCTCGCATTTCTCTTGCTTTTAATATGATAGGTAAGCGTTAGGTATAAGTTCGTAGGCATTTATTTTTGTATAGTTAAAAGTTGTCAAAAGCACACAAATATACTAAATAATAATAGTCACCATTAAGGTACACACGAGGAGGAAAATGCATTAAAGGTGTATATTATGCACTATATTATGAGTAAACAATTGTAAATGGAGAAGATTAATGCACAATTTAATATCACACAATCAGTTAGCAGGATCAAGACATCAAGAATACACGTCTGATTCTAACAACGATTTAATAGAAGAATACTACGAGTGCTTAATCGAGTGCGACGACGATCAAAGCACATGTAAACGTATATGTAAGGAGGTTTTAGTTTACAGTTAAAGTCAACTATTAAATCTAAGACACATGTTAATTTTTTCACATCCACCTTAATTAAATTAAATAAAGAACTATAAATACCCTCAACCGAAGTTGGGGGTATTTTAATATGAAATCATGGGACTGGGATTCTATCCGAATTGGTGCTATAATGATAATAGGAACGATTTGGTTCTATCTTCTTAATCAACAAATCCGTGAGAATTATAAAGATGACACATAAACTTAGTTAAATGGATAATATTTTTAAAATTGAAAGGGTAAATGAACATTCTCCTATTACCAAGGCAATTATGCCTGCAGAAATACTTACAGAAGTAAGGGGGTGGATAAATGAATGTAGGAAAATTAAAGATCATCCTTTAAGAGAACTTAAATCTCATTCTAATGTAGGATACAATTATAATGGAAGTGGAGTGAAACATAATAGTTATCAATGTTCTATTCCTTTCCGATTAGTGGAGGAATCTTTTTGGTTAATATGGACATTAAAATTGGTTGCTAAATATTCTGAAGGAGGAAAAGATTATCGTTCTTTTAGTATTAGAAATCCTTCTGGGTTGAGTTATGATGATGAATATGGAATTTGGGCAAATTTTACCTATGAAGGAGATGATAATCCACTTCATAATCATGCTACCGAGGACGGGTTTCTTTCAGGTATAATGTATATTCATAATGATGGACAACCCACTGTTTTCCCTGAATATGATATTATAACTGATCCTAGTGAAGGGAATATGTACCTGTTCCCCTGTCATTGTTCTCATTATGTGGAGAAAAAGACTACATCAAAAGAAAGAGTTTCAATTGCATTTAATATAGTACAATCATTATGACAATTAAAAAATTTAAAAATATTGATAAAAAAGGGCGTGAATCTACTTGGGAGTGGGAGGAAACTCCTGAAGTAATAGCGGCATTAGAAAGGTTACATAGTGATTACAGAAAAGTATCTCAAGATGATAACTTAGAAAAGTTTAGTCTTGGTGACAAATAGGAGGAATAGACTTTGTATGGTATAATAAATAGCAGCGAGTCGTAAAGATTAAACATGGCATCTTATTCCATTACTCTTAAATCTCCAGATGGCACCGAACATAATTTTGAATGTCCTGAAGATACTTACATTTTAGATCAAGCAGAAGAAGAAGGAATTGATCTTCCGTTTTCTTGTCGTGCTGGTGCTTGTAGTTCTTGTGCTGGTAAAGTATTAGAAGGCAGCGTGAATCAAGACGATCAATCCTTTTTGGATGATGATCAATTAGAAGCAGGATACGCTCTTTTATGTGTATGTTATCCTCAAGCAGATTGTGTCATTGAAACAGAGAAGGAAGAAGATCTTTACTAAATAGTCTTTCGGATACATTACCTAGAAAACATTGAAGGATAAGAAAGCAGCAAAGACTATTATCAGACGAGCAAAAGAACATCCAAATTGGTATACTGAAGAGGAGGTAAGATTTGCTAAAATGGTTAAAAGACGTATTAAGCGGGAAAAGCAAGCAAAAAAGAAGTTAAGTGAAGAATAGTTACTGAACTATAAAGAAATTATTAAATTTATAGATAAATTACATAACTAATGTTATAGTATACACACATTACTTCTAGAACTATGTTTAACCTCGACCAAAAATACGAATCTTATGTTAGAAATGGTAATAAAAAACTTCGTATTGATGGTATAGAGGAAAGAGTTAAGGGATATGGTTACACTGATGATGGGAAAGATATTGATGGTTATTATTTGATTACAGATAATTATACTCTCTATTATAATACTAATGAGCAGTTCATTAGGATGGAGGCACTTGCGGAAGTGGCACAACCAGTTTCCTAAACAGTCTTTTTTCGTGTATGATGGAAGAATTGAAATGGTAGTAACCCAACATGTTTAAGTTACGACCTCATCAACTACGAGCAGTTAAGAGCATGCAGCGTAGAGATAAGGGACAATTGATTATGCCTACAGGAGCAGGTAAAACTCTTTGTATGATTAAAGATACAGAGAGAGAATTTAATGGTTGCGCGTGGGATTTGTTTCTTAAGACACCTGAAAGAAAAGTAACTGTTGTTGTTGCTCCTCGTATATTATTATCTCAGCAACTATCGGAAGATTTTGAAGAATCTTTAGGCATAAATCCTATGCTTCAGTATAAAATTCTTCATGTACATAGTGGCGATACTCATCATAATTCTACTACTAATGCGGGGAAGATATTAGAATGGACAAAGGATAATTACAGATATAATAAGTTAATTTTTACTACATATCATTCTCTACATCGTATACAAGAAAGTGGTATAAATGTAGATACTATCTACTTTGATGAAGCGCATAATAGTGTTAAAAGAAACTTTTTCCCTGCTACTGAATTTTTTGCAGGTTTGGAGCATATTCGCTGCTTTTTCTTTACTGCTACTCCTAAGCATAGTTATTCTCTTTCACATGCTGGAATGAATGATAAGGAAGTATATGGTAAAGTAATTACTAAAGTTTCTGCGCCTGAATTAGTAGAGCAAGGGGTTATTCTTCCTCCTAAAGTTGTAGTAAAAGAATTTGAAAAGGTTGCCAAAGCAGAACAAACTAATAAAACAGATTGTCACCATTTAATTGAATCTATTGATGAAGTAAATGTTGATAAGATTTTAGTGTGTGTTAGAAGAACGCAGCAAATTATTAACTTAGTAGATGAGAAAAATACTTTTTGTGGTGACTTAGAGAAAAGGGGATATGATTTACTTTATATTACTTCTAAGACTGGAGGATATGTTAATGGGGAAAAGGTTAGTAGAGAAACTTTCTTTTCTACTTTAAGAGAGTGGGGTAATGATAAGAGTAAGAGATTTATTATTATGCATCATAGCATCCTTTCTGAAGGTATTAGCGTACCAGGATTAGAAGCGGCATTGTTTATGAGAAATATGAATTATATTACTATTTCTCAAACAATTGGGAGGGTTATTAGAAAAGGTGATGATGACAAGAAATTTGGTATAGTAGCAGTTCCCGTCTATGATAAGGTGGGAATTAGCACCGCCAAGAGCGTTAATGCTGTTGTTGATACTATCTTTCAAAAGGGAGAAGCAGCAACTTCTGTGGTACGGTAATTAAAGTGTCCACTATTTTCCCCATTATCCATAATATCGGTTATATTAGGTACATGGGAAACAAAGA